ACGTCTTTCTCCATAACACCATACAGGAAACTGTCGGTGGACTCATTCTTGAAGGCCATCTACAAGTCCTATCCGTAGGCGGTTTAGTCCCTCTTGTAATAGAAGAGGGCTATTCCGTCATGGTGGATGAGACAAAGGTTATTCCTTTTGACAATGAAGTTAGTGCTATACATTGGGAACACATACTAGGATATTATTGAGGTATAAATATGGAAAATATATTACATGGAGAAGAAGCGAGAGACAAATTACTCTTAGGGGTAAACAAAGTCGCTAATGCAATCAAAGGCACACTAGGTGCTAATGCGGGGACTGTAATAATACAGAACCCTGCGGGACTACCCTTAATTCTTAATGATGGTGTGTCTATCACTAAGTCTATTACCGACCCCGACCCTTACGTGCAAATGGGAATCAATCTAATGCAAGAGGTGGCTCACGAAGCACAAAGTAAATCGGGAGATGGTACTACTACTGCTACTATCTTAGCACAGGCATTGTGTAATACAATGGCTGATGATGATACAGATAATATTAAGATAAAAGAAACTCTTAATACTATGTGTAAGTTTATAGTAGATGAATTAAAAGACATGGCTACTGATGTTAATGACGATGACTTACTAGATGTATGTATTGTCGCATCTAATAATGATGTAGAATTAGGTAGGTTGATACACCAAGCACTTTTGGCTGTAGGCGAAGAAGGTAATGTGATAATAGAAAGCAATTCCGATAACACTACTACATGGTCTTTAACCGAAGGGCTTGTTATGGATAGTGGGTATGTAAACAAACTGATGGCTAATGCAGATAGAGAGAAGTGTATTTATGACAATGCCTCTATACTTTTAACACAAGAGAAAATAGAAACTTTCAATCATATAGTCCCTGCACTAGAATTATCTATGAAAGCAGGTAAACCTTTAGTGATAGTTTGCCATGATTATAACCCAAGCATACTACCTAACTTACTTGTTAATATTATGCAAGGTAAATTAAATGTCTGTATAGTTAAGACGGCAGGTTTCGGTGATACTCAAGACCATTGGCTTCAAGATATAGAAGCGAAATGTGGTGGTAAAGTATTCAATTCATTTGACAGTATTATTACGGTAAAAGAACATGAGTTAGGTGTGTGTGATAAAGTAGAGATAACTTCTACTACATCTACATTCATTAAGGATGGGGTAGATGAGGATTACATAGGTAATCTTACCTCAATACTAACTCAAGTAGAAACGGATTTTGAACGTGAGATAGTAGAGAATAGAATTGCTAGACTGACTTCGGGTATCGCATCTATTAAAGTAGGTGGAATTACCGACATAGAACAAAGAGAACGTAGAGAACGTGTAGACGATGCTGTCAATGCCGCTACTCTTGCTAGGAAACAAGGCGTAGTATGTGGTGGTGGAGTAGCACTTAAGGATATTTGGTGGAAAACCCATGAAACTGTTGATAAGATGGATGGCGTAAAGTACTTTGATGCAATCCTAGCACCTATGAAACAGATTTTATCTAATAGTAGTATTGTACTAGGAAAAAGTGGACTGTTAATGTGGAAGGAAAAAGACATAGGTTGGAACGCAGTTTCAAGAAAAACTGAAAACTTGAGATTTCATGGTATTATTGACCCTGTTGGAGTAAGTATCAACGCTGTTGAATCCGCTTTCTCTATCGCTATACTACTACTTACTACTGATTGTGCTATAATTGCACCACAGGAGTAAACTATATAACCGTAAGAAAATGAGGTATTAATATGACATGGGGAACACAAGCACCACAAACGACTAAGACGACAGAAGCACCACAAGGAGTGGTGTATAACGAAGAATACTACCGTAATATCTTCAAGAACAACAAATCACAATCCGTTGATTTGCGTATGGGATTGGTAGGTTGGGAAAACACCGCTAAGACAGGACTAGCACTATCTATGATGGATGCAGAAATCAAAGCAGGTAAAAAGGTAGCAGTATTTGATGTAGATAATTCAGCAAAGTCTACCGTAGATTATATCTATCCCGATGCAGAAAACATTATGGTAATACCATTACATGATGAAACAGATGATTCTATCTTTGATACAGATAACAACGTAGATTACAAAGCATTGGTTGATAAGACTAATTGGTTTGTAAACATTCTAGCAGAAGAGGTAGCAGCCAATCCCGATGATTGGGCGGGTGTAGTATTCGATGGTGGTTCAACATTCCTAAAGTGGTGTGAACACGCTATGAGAGCGTCATTACTAAGTCGTGGTATCATTGAAACAGAAGATGGTACTTTTAACCAAAAAGAATGGCGAGAACGTAATCGTATGAACAGAAATGTTCTAACTAGGATTCATGCTTTGCCTGTACCTAAAGTATTCTTTACCTTCCACCTAAAACCTGTACAGCAGTATATGGATGACGGCACAGGTAAGAAAGTACTAATGACAGTCGGTGATAGACCCGATTGGGACAAAGGTACTATGCGTAAGTTTTCGCAACAGATTTTCCTAAATAGATACATGAAAAAGGCAGACGTAGCCGCAGGTGTTAAGGGTGATAAAACCCTAGCCGATGGTGAGTGGGCTATCAAAGGTACTATTGAGGAAATGAAAGGTAAGAACATGGAGTATGTAGGTACAACACATACTATTTTGACGGTGAAAAGCGGGAAGGTAGAGTGGACAGGACTACCTTTCTTAAATGAGTGAGGTGATAATATGCAATCTATCGTAGATACACAATCGTTGATATGGTTGCTAAAGTGTACACAACGTAGACAAACCATTTCCGGTAAAAATATACCACAAGTTTCGGCTTGTATGTTGAATGCCGTAGGTGGTAGAATGTCTACTTGTTCTCTCACTAAAGATGGTGTATCATCTGTAGGTATCTTCTCGATACCATCTACAGGAGAAGCCAAAATACCTGTTAGCGACATAGAGACTATGTTGGGAATACTAAAGTATCATGGAAATGCTTTGACCTTAACTTATGATAATGATAAGTTAAAACTAAAGTCTAGGTATAAGCAAACAACGCTTACTGCTTCCGAGAATGCTTTGGCTTTCCCACATAGTCCTACCACATTAAATGAGTGGTCTAATACATCAATAACATTTGCCGCAAAACTAAATGTAGGTAATGAAATAGGATATACTATGAATGATGGTAGTATCTTACAACCTGCTTGTTCTTGGGAATCGGTAGATGCAGTACGTTTATTTGAAGCAGTTAGATGTGATGAAATGAACGGACAAAAATTAAACACATTCACTTTTAAGGGAGATGAAAACGGACTTAGTGTTGTCGTTGGTAAGGAATTAAAGGGTAGAACAGAATATGAGTTAGATAGGAGAAGCACTCAATGGCCTTTCATGGCTACCTATCAAGGTGGATTCAATAATCTATTTGCTAACATTAACGGTAAAATAAACTTATACTTTTTTGATTTCACACAATGGGAACAAGGCGTTAAATTACTTATAACTTTAGGTGATGGCGACTTTATTTTCCAATCAGCACTATTAGGAGATGAATATATATGATTATAAGTTTAGATGTGAAGGCATATCCGGTATCTGATGATGTAGAGTACCCTACATGGTACACTATACCTTACTTCGATGTTTGCGTACCCAACCCCGAAACAGAATCGGATGGTCTTACTACATTTACATTTAAGGGCAAAAATGACGAAAATTATGTAGTATCTATAAAGGTTAGGCAGGAATTAGACCCATTGTATCGTGATAGAATATGGTTAGATAAAGAATACACCGAGATGGAAAGAAGCATGGCCGACATAGCAGACCAATTCGGTATTACACCTGCCGCTATCAATCAATGGTTAAATAAATACGATATACCTACTAGAAATAGGGGTAGAAACCATGAGTAATTGTGAACATTGTGGTAAACCTTTAGTACCTATTGGTACTTCCCGTAAAAATGGAAAGGCTACGCACAATGATTGGGGTACACGTAGACTACACAAGAAATGTTGGATGGAATTAAAAGATTATAACCGTAAGATTAGGTGGAATAGTTATGATAGTAGAGCAAGGCAAAGGTAGAGAAGTCCTAGTGAGGTATAGAGATGCACAAGGAAATAGAAAAACCGAGTCAATCAAAGGCCACTATCCGTACTGTTTTATTGAGACTGATAATGCCCCTTATGTAGAAGATTGTATAAGAAAAGAAGATGGTTATACAGGTCTTTATGGGGAAGATTTAACTAAGATTGTTGTTTCGCATAACTCGGAGTTAAGGAATCTATCTTATTACGGGGCAACATGGGAAGCAAACGTACCTTATGTTAATCGTGTACTTATAGATAGGCTAAAAGAAAAAGATAACAAACCTTTTGAAAATTATAAACATAGGACTTGGTATCTTGATTGTGAATGGTCGCCCGCAACAAGCCAAATGAGGGTGATAGTAGTTTATGATAATTTTACGGAAAATGAATATGTATGGTTTGTATGCCCTTCTATTAAAGAAGAAGGTTTGGCTGATGGCGAGCCTAAAAGGTTCGATACATACGGTGATTACGAATACCCTACCCCTGCACTCGGATTTGGTAGTGAAAGGGATATGCTTATTCATTTTTTGCGACACATGAAGAAGCAAGACCCCGATATTATCACAGGGTGGTATGTCGTTGGGGCTGATATTAGAACGATAGTAGAAAGAAGTAGGGCTTGCGGTCTTAATCCCGCCACACTATCTCCTATGAGAAGAATTAGATATAAGTTTGGTGATTGGGAACAACCAATAGTAGGTAGAAACTGTATAGATTTGATGATAGCATTCTCTAAAATATGGGAATTGAAAAACGGTAAATTACCTTCTTACAAATTGGATGATGTTGCTAGTGAGGTTTTAGGGGAAAAGAAAGTAGACTTGCCCGATGGACATGACACTTACTATTCAGACTTACCTTTGTATGTACATTATTGTAGACAAGACGTAAGATTACTACCTAGACTTGACTCAAAAGTAAATGCTTTAGATTACTATACTGCTTTACAACACGTTGTACAATGCGATTTGCGTTCCACACCGTTTATTACCAAGATGTTCACAAGTCTAGCATTGAAGGATGAGAAGTTTGATAAGAGAATACCTACACAACCACAGTTTCCTTATACACCTTATGACGGGGCTAATGTATTAGAGCCGGAAACAGGTGTGTATGAAAACGTAGGTATCTTAGACATAAAGGCTATGTACCACAGCAACGTACACAAGTATGGTATATCATGGGACACGCTAGACCCCGAAGGTGAGGATTGTGGTAATGGTAGTAAGTTTAACGTAAAAGAAAAGGGATTACTTTGTAGATTAATGGATGATATGACTTATCTAAGGAACGAAAACAAACTTAAAATGCTTATGAGTGATACTGTAGAACAGAAAAACAAATGGGATATTATGCAATTTGCTTGTAAGTCATTAGTAGCATCTATGTATGGTGTAGCGGGTGATTCTAAGTACGGCTTTTATCACCCCGAAGTAGCATCTGCTATCACATATACATCAAGGAATACTCTTGAGGAATTAATGTATCACGCTGAAAACGTAGGCTTCAAAGTTTACTATGGACATACTGATTCTATATTCTGTAATATACCTAATCCCGAAGAGGGTATGAAGGCACTAAAAATATTCAATGAAGAAATGTCTCCAATAGAAACCGAGTTTGAGAAGTGGTGTCCTAGTATGTTGATTATGGCTAAGAATAGATATGCCGGAAAAGTAAGTTGGACTGATGGTTCTTATCACGACCCCAAAACTTATGTTAAGGGAATAGAATTAAAACAATCAAGGATGCCTAGTGTAATGAAATTGTGTATGAATACAGTTATTGATGGTATATTGGATGGTACAGACCAAAAAGAAATCACACAAAGTATATCCTCTCTTGTTGATGATGTAGTTAAGGGAAAAGTAGACCCTTCCGACCTATGTATGAAGGGTAAACTAGAGAGAAACCTAGATGATTATAAGGTATTATCGGGTTCTTCCGCAGGTGCGGCTTGGGCTAATGAGTTTCTAGGTAAAGGATATAGAAAAGGTTCATTCTTCAAAGTTTCTATTGATGAGAACGGTAAATACATAGCATTTGATGACCCGTCTGATATAGAGGGCGTAGCAAAAATAGGTAATAAGATTCTTGCACAAAGATTTATCTTAAATAAAATAGAGCCTTATTACAATTTAGCCCAATGGGATATTCAACCTATACATAACTCTTTAGAGGGTATGAGTGGGATGAAATGGTTGTAGATAAGTATATAACCGAAAGAAAAGGAGTTAATAATATGTCCAACGCAAGCGATATAAGAGAATTACAAGAGAAACAAGAAAACTTAACTAAAGGCGTAGTACAAGCATTTGAACACGTTAGTTTTGACTATGCTAAATTACAAACGATGTTCTTCGCACTACTACAAGACTTAGGTAAAACAGATACTTTGTTTTGCTCGGATTGTGATGAAGAAGTTATGAGGCCATTATTGTCTCAATTGCCTGTAGAAAATACCTGCCCTATGTGCGGTGGTGATTTAGTCATTGATACTTCACAAACTACTGTTGATGATTGGGATAACGCTAAGGTAGAAGAAGAGTGATTATATGAAAGCGACACAAGAGCAGACTAATAATTCTTCATACAGACCTACAGAAAAGAAATGGTTGAGGATAAGTAAATCATCTTTGATGACATACATGATGTGTCCTAGACAATTTTATTGGCGGTATATAGCAGATATACCTAGCCCACCACCTAGTGAGGCCGCCATTCGTGGTGGTAAAATACACAAGGTAATGGAGATAGGTCTACTAGAAGGGTCAGATAAAATAATGAGTGCCGCCATAGAAGAAGGTGTGGCTGATGACGTAGGGGTAGATAGCCTCAATATGTTATTACATCAGATAGCACATGACATGGGCGGCTTTGACATAGTAGAAGCGGAAATTAAGCACCAAGTAGCAGAAAAATACAACGGCTACAATATTATTTGGGTTGGTATGATTGACGGTGTTATTAGACACCCCGATGGTGGTTTAATTCTCATGGAATTGAAAACAGGTAAAATGAATATGGGTAAACTAGGTAGGACTAGAAAGGAATTAGTCTACTATTCTAGGCTTTTAAGTAAACTAGGGTACGATGAACCCATAACACATTTTATGTATATCTCTCCCGATTATGAAATACCCGAAGATGGTAATGATAAATTATTATTAGAAGGAAACAAGAGAGGTAAAAGTTTGTGGTTGGGTGCGGAACGTGGGATTGCTATTCTTGAGAAGATAAACAAGCGAAGTATAAATGCTTTCTCGGAATCATTAAGTAGCACTATCGAGTCGCTAGTAATCCAACAGTACCCTATGAATTGGAATGACTATTTTTGCCCTTTATGGTGCGAGTTTAACATGAATTGTGAGTCCGAGATGACAGGGTACGTTGATAACGGATTAGGTGAATGGAATGAGTAGAATTAATGTATGTGCGGCTTGCGGGACTAGCGAATCTTGGGTAGACCAAGATATTATGTGGAGAGTAATGGGTGAAGAGGGTGCAGACCCCGAAGAGATTACCGTAATTACTTGTAAATGTGGTAATAAACAAAAGAAAGAAGAGTGATTTTATGCTTAGTTTTCCTAGAGAGATTGGTCTTAGGCGTAAGATTTGTAAATCTCAAGAGGAATATGATATTTACGTTAAAAGTATTAATGGTAAATCTTCTTGTTATACATCTTTGTATAGTTTTCAACAAATGCACCCTAATATGTCTTGGAAAGTAGACCCCGAAACGGTCATCATGGATAGAGCGTGGTGGGATTTTGATATTGTAGAGGGTGGTACTCTCGATGATGTAAAAAGAGATGTAGCAGTTTTACTAAATAGACTTAAGGGAGATGTAAGGTTAGTCTTTACAGGTAGAGGATTTCATATCCATCAGATGTTCGATAAAAATGTTATTGGTACTACCATAGCCAAGCACGTTGATAGGTACGAGAGAGAGGTCGCTAAGGGGTTAAAAACACTAGATGGTGTAGGTCATCCCCTTAAACTTACACGAATACCGGACACATATAACACGACAAGAAAAAAGTGGGCGGTCAATGTAGATTTAGATGCTTTCAAAGCAGACCCTTTGGGATATAAGATACCGGAAAGACCTAACCCATCTCTTAAAATCAATGACCCTTTTAAGGGAAAAGAAAAACAATCAAACTTTAGTATCATAAAATGGATTGCTAATAATCCTTTACAGGTAGAATACCTACCTATTACGGGTAGTTTTGACGGAAATATAACTTCTGCTAGTCAGATACCAATACCACCATGTATAGATAATGCTATGAGGCATGAGAATCCTAGACATGAGGTAAGAATAGCGTTGGCTCAACATCTGTATGAGAATCTTAGATGGTTTGCACACCCTAGTACATTAACGGTAAAACAAAAAAGTGATATTACAGAAGAAATTGTAGATTTTATATCAACATTAGGGTGGAGAGACTTTAATGAGTACACAAGTAGGAAGCACGTTAGAAGTTTACTCAATTATGAGAGGACACCCTCATGTTCTTGGCTTCAAACAAGAGGATTATGTGAAGCCTCTTGTTGGAGAGATGACGGTACAAGGAGAAGATAATATGATGCGAACACCCAAACACTCAAGAGTATTTTTTGAAGTAGTAAATGAGGAATGTAATTTCTGTAAAAGCAGACTAGGTTTCCTTTACCCTAAAAATATGCCGCCTGTATGTATGAATTGTAGTATGGAAAAACAATCCTCTTAAATACAGTAATAATACTGTATCAATTGTGCTTCTGATAGATGACCGAGAAAACCCTAAAGTAATTAATAAGTTGTTAATGAGATTGGGTGAAGAAAACACCCAAGTTTTACGGATGGCTTCTTCTGATTACAGAATAGGTTCTTGGGGAATTGAGGCAAAAGAAATAAATGATTTGTACCGTAGTATCTTAGGTCTAGGTAGAAATGGTAGAACAATAGTACATCAATTAAGAGAATTACAAGAAGATTTTGATAATCCTATGTTAGTAGTCTACGGTACTAAACTAAAACCGTATGTTCATGGTGGTAGACCGTCAGCAAAACAGATAGCCATAGAGATGTCTAGGATGAAAAAAGTAAATCAACAATTCAAAATGACATTTTACCAAAGATTTCCTAAAATTAAGTACATGGAATTGACTACTATGGATGATTTTGTTGAATGGTTGGTAATAAATCATACACAAACACAAGTAAAAGAGGCTACAGGTCTTAATGTTATGGAAAAAGAAACAAGAAGTGCTGCTGAAATGAGTAATTTAGACCCAAGAGTAGCGGCTTTATGTTCCCTTAAAGGTATTTCTGTACAGAATGCAGAAGATTTACTAAAAGAGTTTGGTAGCATACCTAAAATACTAAGAAGTAGGACTACGCAGAAATCTATTATGGAAATCAAGGGTCTAGGTAGACTTAAAGCACAAACAATTTTAGGGTTGAGAGAGCCTTACTGAACACCAAAACTATTAGAAGTACCCCTAACAGGTGCAGTAGCCCTATTTAGTTTTACGTCAATATTTTTAAGAATAACACTATTTCTATCCGAGTTATCATTACCTGTGGCTGCCTTTCTTGTTATTTTTATGGTTAATTTATTACCCGATTCTATACCTGTCAATATAGTTTGTGGTATTAACTCTATTACTTTATCCGTAGTATTAGTTTTTATTTCGTAGGTGTTTGATATTGTTTCACCCGTTTCTTGTACTAGAACAGTAGTGTATATTACTGCTGTTTTGTTCAATGTTGAGCCGGATGCGTGAGTTATTTCTCCTTGTATTAAAATACTTTTATCTATAACATCAACAGGTATAACAAACTCGGTTTGTAGCGTAGATTCAAAGGTAGTAGTTGTAGTAGTTTCGTTTAGTAAATCTACTCTACCTTTACCTGCTAACATATACCCGTCAGAAGTTATAGACGCATTACCGCTTGCTGTCTGTATGCTTACATCCATACCTTCTATACCCTTTAATATACTTGGTACTTTAGGTGGTTTTTGTTGACCTAAGATACTAAACTTAGAGTTATGACTAAGATTATCATTTATCAAAGCCATTCTACCCTTTATATTACCGTAGGCTGTTTTACTAATTTTATTTATACCTTGATTCGGGTTAAAGTCTAATCTATCCGCACCACCTTTACTATTATCATCTGCACCACCTTCCGGTTTTTGTCCGTCTTGGTTAATATCTTGTGAGGGTGTTGTTATGGGTGGAGTTATTGTTGTTGTCTGTTCCGGTGCGGCAGGGACATACCCTCTTGAATCTTGGTTTCCTACCTGTCTAGTCTTTCCGTCAGTAGGGAATAGATAACCCATTACCCCACCACTTCTTAAAGATTCATCCCTTTCTAACTTAAAAGAAACATTTTCCTTTTTATTTGCTTTTATATCCCACGAAACTTCTTGTATAGTCAAAGTAGTGGCTGTATCTAAACCTATACCTGCGTCAGTATATGAAACATAAGTAGCGGGTATGTAAGATAGGTCATTAGTAATATTTATTCTTGGTGCATACCATTCATTTCTTTCTACGGTAAATCCACCATACATTTCTGAATATTCTCTACCACCAAGAGGGAAAATGCTATTTGTATTTCCCGTTGTCAAAGTTATGCCTTGTATAGAGTTAGCGTTTTTTAGGATATTAGCACTATCGGGGTCGCCACATCTATGACGTAGTAAAGCCCTACAATATTCTGCGTTAAAACTAACTACTATCTTAGCACTTGCTACCGCACCATATCCACTAGGTATATCTATTTCATAAAACCCACTACGTTTTACATTCTTAGAAGTTGTAGCAGACAAAGTAGGTGCTTTATCTCTATCATTAGCGAAACTATAATCAGCAAGATGTATTGTAAACTCGCAATCATCTATTGTAGAAGTTTGGGTTTTTAATGATATAAAGACTCTTAGTGATTCTCCGGTAGCACTACTTACTTTTGGCGTAAAATTAGGTACATGAACAATCTGTAAAGCATAACTAAGAGATTTAGAGCCATACCAATAATAGTTATCATCCCAAGCCACATCACTAGCAGTATGAGTAAAGGCAGAATTACCATGTCTATTGTGTATATCCGTAGAAGTTTTCATATTACCGTCTAGTCCGTTAGTCATACCGGAAAACAAAACACCACCTGTACCTAATCTAGTCCAAGAATTACCTTTATTAGTATTACCGGAATCATAATCACCATAACCCTGTAAGGCGATTTGCGGGTCAGAAATATAACCAAATCTACCACTATCAATCATTTTATTTTTTGTTGCACCTTCTAGTATGGGTTCTGCTGTTATAGACATACGAGTTTCTTGGTTTTGGTTGTATGTTTTCTTCGCTACGGATTCGGCTTCTATACTTGATGTTATGTTTGGGTATTCTAATACTTTCCATCTAGTAGTATCTGTTAGATTTGTAGCGGGATAATCAACAAAAGCCTGTGAATTATTATAGTAAACACGAACATTTGTTATTTGACCTGCTACTTGTGTTTTTAGGTCAGATATTTTTAGGTTTTCTCTAGTAAAAACTAACCCACTATTGTACTTGGGTCTATACTCTATTCTACCATCTCTACCGACTAAGTAAGAAAAGGTCGTTTTAAGGCCGTTTGTTGAGCCGAAGCCACTCTTAGACCTAATATCATTTATCGTGCTTAGAATCGTCTTAGTACGGCTATCTACGATACTTCCGTAGGTATCGTTGTTGGTAGTAGTGCCATCAGTAGTCATATTAGAAGTTATAGGTATATTATTTATGTCAAAAGCACATGATAATCTAGTCTTAGGCAACCAAGAGTCCATAAGTGCGGCAGACCATAGTAATCTAAACTTATCACTATCATAAAAACTACCACTATTTTCACTTTTTATATCACCCTTGACATTCATAAGTAGTCTTAGCATAAAAGCACTACTAACAGTAGTGTGTACGGCTATCGAAGAGGCATCTATTGTACTACCTGCTATTCTTATACTTGTTTTTACTCCTAGATTAGTATTATTATTAACCCAAGTAGAAACATATTGAGTCCATAAAAATCTTTCTAACTCAAACGGTGTATCTTTCAAGGAATCGGAAATAGTTGTAGCAGATGTTATATACACATTACTTAGTTGTACCGGAATTGTATAATCATCTGTATTAGAAGCGTCAGAAGTCCAAGTACCACTAACAAGTATTGTATCTTCGTCTATTACCGATAATATGTTGTGTCTTGTACTATTCGTAGTATTCTTGATAACCATACCGTTAGTGATACCTTTTGTTATAAAAGTTTCTCCGGTCTTAGTAAGTGTTGTGTTAGGTGTAGGATAACTAGGGCTGTCCGAAGAATCTACTGCTATTGCTGTATTGGAAACTGCTGTACCTAGTTTACCTGTCCAACAAAAATATAATTCTTGGGTATCATCTGAACCTTCTAAATCTGCTTGTATTAAGCCTGTTCCCCTATCTGAAAAATTAGTAGTATCTTCTACGGGTATTCCGGCATCACCTACAAACAAACCCTCGTCTGCAAATGTT